GTCGTCGTTGAGATTGAATCTGAGTCTAGAAGGTACTGGACTTCAGCAAGCTGAAATAGTGGATTATTAATATTCGCTATATTGAGAGCTGGGTTGTACGCAGCAATCAGATGCGGACGATTAGTCGAGAGACTCTTAGCAGCAGTAAAAGCATCGTACCCAGAGGTTGGCAGCGCTGCAAGCTGCGCGACCTGATTTACTGCCTCACTTTGGCCGCTTGAGTTAAGATAAGACGCGAACGGCGTTGTAGGTGTGTAATCAGCAGGCGGTCCTGTCGCAGTCCACCCGGGTGTCGAAGACCTGGGTCTTGTTGCAACTGTAACGTCAGATACTGTAAACCTAGCCAATTTGTACCTCTTCTAGATCTAAGACTATTGATTGAGCGGGGCCAGCTGTTCCGTCAAAATCGATCGGTGCAATACTATAGACTATCTTTCCTGGAACTCTTCCAAAGACGGGATCTATAAATTGATACCTTGATGACTTCGACTGAAGTGGAACCTTGCATATTTGCGAGACAGTACCATTTCCAATCTGAGCGCTTACAGAGAAGTAAGAAAAGCTCGTGCTAGTGGGATAAGCCCAAGAGATAACGTTTTTCTGGCCAAGAACTCTCTTTGCCTGCACGTTCGAAAATCCTGGAAACTGCTTTGCAATCTTACTTGAAGAATAGCAGAAAACGTGACCAGTTAGATTAAAAGTCTTTGCAGATTCTGACGTTGAGATTATTCCATCGATCAGAGATCTCTGTGTATAGATCTTTGACTTTACTCCGTCTTCGACCACGATTCCTGTATCGAGATTAGGAGCTAATGACCTTGCACTAACTCTTGAAACTCTGCTCTTCGAGACGAGCTGCGGCTGTGAGGAGAGCTTCTTTATTGCACTAATCTGCTGTCGAGGAGTCGCGGTCTTTGGAAGCACAAAGATCGACTGGCTGTTTTCAATGGTTATGCTAAATTGATCTTCTGAGAACTCTCCAACATATGTCTGCTCACCATCGATCTCAGAGACTGAGTAGACGTCGTACAGGATCTTCTCTGCAGTCTGTGATCTTATCTGCTTAATCTCGTCAGCGTAGGCGTCAGTGAGTGACTTAGTGCTTAGATCTTTGGTTACTACATCGAGAGTTGACCCTTGATCCTTGCGCACCATTCTGACGCTGAGAGTGCTACCCTTCTGAGAGAACTCAGGTTCGAAAACATATGAGTCGTTGATCAGGTTAAAGTCCACTAGAAGCTCGTGGCTGGATCTCTGAAGAGATCCGTCTCTTTCAATGTAGACCTCGTAGGAGAATCTGTTTGAGAAATTCGGAAAGAATTGTTCTACGATGGTTGGATCTGTGAAAACAGCAGAACCCTGGTCTGCAGTAAAAAATCCTAGAAGATCTTCGATCTTGGTGTCAAGATTTCTCCTAACTACTTTGATCCTTGTTGTGCGATCTGGGAGCCCGACAGCCTCTGCTGTTATTCCAGAAAGATCTTGCTTTCTGAGAACGACTGCACTTAGATCTTCTCTCTTGTAAGCAGGCGTGACAAGCGTCCTAACCGGCTGTCCGCAGACTCTACCTGATTCATCTACAGCAGTTGCGTAGACTTCAACGTACTCTTTTTCAGTGCAGATCACAGTAATTGATGCAGAACGACTTGCAGAATCAACAGTGACTGTTGACTGTACCGGGCTAGCTCTGTGCTTCTCTGATTCACTCCACGTTCTGTAGGAGAAATCAACTGACGCAATCTTCTGTCTGTTCTCCAGATAAGCAGAAAACTTAATCCGTCCCCTGTCGATCCGAGTGAAGTTGAGTGTCTTAATCTTTTGAGACAGCTGATTTTGTCCAACAACAAAAGGCCTTGGAACGCTTGCGACTTGTGTACTAACAATTTTCTGACCTTTTAGTCCTACGATCTGGATTATGATCTGTTGGTTTTCTGCAACGAAGGTGTCTAGCTTTACAACAACAGGTATCGCTCTTTTGGTGAGCTGATCTCTTGCAATCCTTGCAACCAGATATCCTGGCTGAGTTATTGAGCTGTCATCTTGCGCGAATGACAAAAGAGATTCAGATAATATGAAGTGTCCGGGCGCTTCTTGTAGACCCAATATGGTCAATCCAAGCGTCGATCCTGGGATGTAGAACTTTAAGTTTTTTAGGTTGGGCTTTAAAACTGACAAAGACCCCAGGGTCTGACTTTCAACAGCGTCTTTCTTTTTGGACTCAACTTGAAGGCTGATGGGGGAAGTTGTGGACTTTTTTATGTTGGACTTTGAAGCAGATGCTGCTTTGTTGGGAACTTTCTTGATAAAGATTCTCAGTTCATCTAGGCTTGAAACTTGTGATTCTTTTCCAGGAATAGGAAACAAGTTAAAACTCACAGAATCACCGGTGTCAGCTCTAAAGATCAAGACCTGACTCTGGTCGATGCTAAAGATGTCATCTTTTTGCTGTATCTGTATCAAAATCTCACCAGAACTGTGAACAGGTTGACGAAAGAGAACGATTGATCTCGAACTATTCTCTTTCCTGCAAAGAAGACGTGAGCGTTAGATCCATCTCCGAGTGTGGAGGGACCGTAGTACACCATATCAAGCTTGTTCCATTCGCTGCTAGTCTCTGCAGATTCATCGTATTCAAAAATCTGAGCAGCGACTGACATTAGCGCGCTGTTGTCTTCAAGAAAGAAGTCAAAAGAAGGAACAGAAGAAACTGTCTGCGGGTCGAAAGCAGTGAATGAAAATAGCTGTGGAATTCCGAAGAAAGAAAAGACATCTGTGTCGCCGGTGGCGCTCTCGACAACAGGAGGCATGTACTTAAAGCTGTTGAAGTTCTTAAACCTATTGTCAGTGAAGACGTAAGCGACATCGCTTAGCTGAACTGTATCGCTACCGTATGTGTAGTCACTATTGCTTACGCTAAGGCTTGATCTGTTCTGGACAACAGCAGAGTCAAAGTTTTCAAACGTCAAGTCGCTTCTGATCAGGGACATTGCGTCGAGGATCTCTCCCGTCCGCAAGACCGTCTTGTCAAATGTTTGAAATCGAGTGTCTGCTGAGCCGCTGGTTATGAGCGTAGTTGTGGCACCTTCAGTAACTGTTGGAGGTATTAGAACACCGTTGAAGTCTCTCTCGAGCGTTATAACATCGCCTGCAGAGGCGTGCGCTTCAAAAGTAAAGCTAGAAGGCATCGGCGTCCGAACACCCGTCGATCCCGAGACGTAGTAAGTCCCAGAGTCAGTGAATGTTGCAAAGGAGATGTTGAATTTGCCGGCAGCGAGGTCTTTCTTCCCTTCTCCTGTCAGTACAAAGTCAACAATCCTGCTACGTGAGTCAAGTATTCCCGCCATGCATCTCTACTTATCGCTAACCTACGGTCCAAAGACGCGAGTGAAAGGCGAGAAGGATAGATCAATGACGAACGGGCTCGAAGACTTAGCTGCTTTGCTTGCCGGAATATCATCAATGTAAGGCTTTGAGCTTGTAACGTAGTAGACAGTGTTTGAAGAGCTCACTTGCACCGGAACAGAGAACCCGGCTGCGAAGCTGCCTCTTTTGACATAGAACTTAGTGTCAGAACCTTGATCAAATCGATCTCGCAGATGTCCAAATCTGTCTCTTCTAAAATAGCTCTTGTAAGTTTTAGGTGACAAAGACGGATCAAAGACGACATAGTCACTTGACTGAAGCTGCAGTGATCTATTGAGCATCCGCTTTCCAGATGTAGACCCATAGTATCCTGTAACTGATCTATCTGTCGTTGCTGACATGATGCCGGAAACAATCGATGAATAGATGGTTCCACTCAGCGTGCTAACCGGCTCAATGTCAAACTCGTCATGATCTCTAGATGCATCCACTATTGCATTAAACGCCGGACCAGACGAGAAGCGCACTGTGTTAACAATCTTCTGGCGCCCATCTCTCAGTAAAGATCCAACCAGTATGATCTTGGCATTAGATGAAGCTGATAGCACCATGTGACTGCCTGTGATTCCTAGTCCTCTCTGAAAATCAACTCCATCAGCAAGCATAGAAGTTGAAACATACCGTCTATTGAATCCGACTCCAACATCAAATCCAAAAATTAGCTCATCTTCAGGAAACAAAAGATAGGGAGAAGGTGAGCCCTCTGGAGACCCGACAGAAGAGAAAGACTGGTTTGCTGATCCAAACGGTCCTGCAACAGTAGTGGGTACAACAAAGTCAGCTTTAGCGACTGAGTAGGGAGAAAGAGTTCCTCCTGGAAATCTGTTGAATATTGATCTCTCTGATGAGATTATTTCTGGTGGTGGAATGTCTGTCTTGGAGTCTATTGCAAAATTTCCATCAAAATAGAACTTGAACTTATTTGAACCGTTGATGTAGTTAGAAGAAGAAATTTCTAAATTTGCGTTATTTCTTCCTCCTGGCCAGTAATTTTGGAAAAACCCAGAGGAGGGTTCTCCTGCATTGGTGTAGGTCCCAATATTTGAAACTCCGCCAAACAGCCTCGGATATACTCGAGGAGGAACTGAGATATTTACAGTAGTTTTCTGAGTTCCAGTTCCTATAATTGCGTTGCCCTGATTGAAGTCAATAGAAAAATCAGGAGAATGTATTGGAAGACCACCCATCGTGCTAAGACTGGGACTATTGAAAAAGCTCATCTGAGCATGAGTAATAAGATTTCTAATACTACTACTGACATCTTGAACTGTGTCTCTTCTCTGGTTGTTATGGCGCTGGTGGTAGAGAAAGAAAACGTAGTTGTCTATGTCTCTGTAGAAGCCCCAGGCTTTTTGCCCTGGCGCGACAGCTCCTGAGTAGTTTTGCAATCTCTCGGCCGCGACATCCATCTGTATGATAACTTTGTCCAGAAGGAAAGGTTCTTGGATGTAATCTGACATCTTCAGACACTGAGATGAAGTTGCATGGTACCGCGGTGCTCCAGGAGCAGAGAAGAAAGCCGTGGGAGCTCCAATGTGTCGGTATCCTATAGCTTCTGCTGCTGCTAGAGACAGGCTTGCAGAAGCAGCAATGTTGGGCGAAACAGCAAACTGCATACAGATTCTGTCAAGGTCTGTGACTGTCGCTATTGGATCTGCAACTGTCTGATTTGCTACTGTCCTGTCCGGTACGACGGCTCCGGTTGCTGGATCGTACATTCCAATATCTTCCCAGGCTTTTCTCTTGAAATTAAAGTAGCAAAATCCAGAAGATCCGTCTTTATTTGCACCTGGATCAGTCTTAGACCTCGTAGAATCAAGCCTATAAAGCTCTTTGTCTGACTTTGGTGATATATCGATCTCAATCTGCGTCTTGGTCAGAGAGCTTGTAGAAAATCCGTAAAAATTCTCTTTCTTTGAATCGTAGTTGATCTCAATGGGTGCGGCTGCATCTTTGTACTTTTCATTATATTCTTTTCTTGCCACTTTTCGATAGATGCTGTCAGGATCTACGCTTACATTTGCAGTTATTGAAGTGCTTGAATTGGAAATAGAGAGATCTGGAAAAGCTCTAGTTTGAGATACACCCGGATCTACTTGCGTGTCATCAAAGACAAGAGTTCCGACAGGAGACCTTGGCATATAAGAATTTCCAATCTTCTCTATCGGAATTCCTTTGTATGCTTCAATGTCTCTAGCTAGAGCCCTTGCTGGCGGTGATTTAACTAGCTTGCTCATCTATGAAGGCCTCCGTACACCAACGTGCAAGTTCCGCTCTCTGCAAAATCATAGGCGCCTGCTCCTCCAATGACGGTCTTTTTTACGCGAGGCACAGATACCATAGAGAACTCATCGTGAATGTCTTTCGATGCATCGTCGTTAAAAGTTTCAAAGTTGACTTCTTCTTTGATGTAACCGTCATATTTGACTGTACCAAAAAAGTTTGCATCGTCAAGAATCTTTCTCGGATTGGACATCACCGCTGATTCTTGAGAAAGTCTTTCATTCTCAAATCTTCCACACGTAGCAAATGTAGAAGCTCTAAATCCTCGCGTCTTCTCTACTGTTAGTCGCAAGGAGACCGTATCAAGCGGTTCTATTGCAGCTGATGGTGCTCTTCTAGGTATCGTTGAGAAATAGACGTCATTCGTATTTAGCAGACCTGCAGAATTAACGGGCTTGTGTGTGTCTACATAAGCCTCAAATACAACAGAATCAAGAGCAGAGCCGACTGAATTGTTCTGCAGTGCGTGTGTGAAAGGCTCTTTGCTAATATCTCCAATGCTAAAGAACGGACTTATGGTGGATAGAGCAGTGTTCCTAGACTTTACATCGTGTCCCTGGAGTAGATCGGCACGATCTGTCCTGCTATTTCCAGTCTTCTTGTACTCGTAATTCGAGTTGTCTCCGTCGGTGTAGACTTTCAAGATCTTGTAAACCTCGCTGAAAATGATGTCAACTTGATTGTGCTAGCTCTAAATCTGTCGACTTCATTCAAGTAGAGCTCATCGAAGAAGAATCTGTGGCGGCTTCTCTCAAGAGAGTGCGGCTCTATAACTTGATTTATTCCGTAGAATCGAGTCTTGGCAGGAATTAGCTGAGAGATTAGGACCTCTAGTGATCCATCGAGCCATCTGTAGAGCCTTGAGAACCTATCGAGGTCTATGTCAGATGTTAGTCTATTGAAGTAGACCTTTGAGAAGTCATCAAGATCAGAATAAGAACTATCGAAGTAAGAACTTGGTCGGCCGAGAGCATCATCGAAGAAGTCAAGATTAGAAGTGGCCTTCAAAATATCTCTGTTCAGATTGGAAGCAAACGAATATTCAATTGAAAGCCTGTTGTCATCAAGAACTTCTTCGTCTTCGGGAAGCTGGTATTGAGGTGCAACGACTGCAAGAACTTCATCTGGCTGGGGATTTGACAGAGATCTCACTCTTGACTTTTGATCGTTCTCAAGAAGGTCAAAAAAGGGTGAAAGGGCAAGAACTGTTTCTGCAATAGGCTTCAAAATCTTCTTGTTTGATTCAAATCCCCGCAGTTCAAGGTGTTTTCCGCTCTGGGAGAAGTCAAATCCGACTATGGATCCTGCATTGGACGAAGTTAGCGTTGCCTGCGCGAGGGAGACGTCCTGTCTAAGACGCTCAAAGGATCCTGTGACTTTTGTCTCGTAAAAGAAGTTCTTCCTCGGATCCCTAACTCCAAGCGATTCAAAATCTTTAGTGTGATCAGTCCACTCATCGAGCGTGATGTACTTTGACCAGAACCTAATGTTTGAGAGCTGTCCTGTGAAATTGGTGTATGAAGACTGCTGGTTACCATTCAAAAAGAGATTGCTTGTCTCAAGGCTTTGAGATCCGATAACCAAGAAGGTGCCAGATGCATTGTACTGACTTGTTACGTTTTGCAAGACGTCAGAGCTACTAGGAACAAGAGTTATACTTGATGCGCTGGAGAAAGTCAGAGATCCAGCGTTCTGCCTTGAGACTCTAAGAAACAGCTCGTCGAGGCTTGTTCCAACAGAATATCCTGCAGATCTTCCAAAGTTTACAGACCAGATTCCTCCATCGAAAGGATCTGTATCAACTCTAAGTCTTTGAATCTGCGCTGAGGTATCTTCAAATGGCTGAGCGTGAAGTTCAAAACGTGGAGGGCTTGCAAATGCCATTAAATTGAAGAGAACTCCATGTTTTGAAGATGGCGAGCTGGATCCTGTAACTGCTAGGCGAACAATACTCTGAGTGACATCGTGGTAGGCGTTTTTTGGAAATCTAACTCTTGACTCTACAGTAAAAGATCCAGAAGTCCATAGACCATCTGACGCATTATTACTCAGTACAGTGCCGGAACTATTGACAAAAGCGCCTCTAATTTTTGGAAATCCCGGCTCCACTCTACTTCCCGAAAGAAATCCGCCCACAGCATGTGGTACAGAAGATGAGAATCCCTGTCCGTCAAGAGTTCCAGCTGTAGGATTAATGCTACCTGAAAAGTCGGCAAAGTGCGAGACCTTGTTTCGCTTTTGTCGAAGGTCCAGTATTGTTCTCCCTTTGTTTCCGCCAAACTCTCTAATGTGGAAGAAAGACTCGGGATCTATTCCCATTGCTGCAAAAGCAGATCGAATGGACCTGTGTGTTCCCTTAGCAGACAGTAAGTGCTGGTGCTCGTTGAGAATTCTTCTCCATATTTGTGCTCTAAGCTTCTTCAGCGATAGAGAATTAGACCCAAAGTATTGATCTGAGACTCCGCCACCAGTAACAAGCCTTCCGACTGAAGGCGTGCTAAAGAGGTCGGGAAGCTGTATCTTGAGCGCCTTGGCAATAAAGGGTATCATCTTATCAGAAACATTCTCTGAAGATTGATACTCAAAGTTCATTAAGTTGGAAACGTGATCAACAAAGATCTTGATCTCATCAAACAGCTTGGCATACACCAGCAGAAGACTAATCATCGTCTGTGGCTGCTGCTGAGTTGTGCCTCCACGAAGAGAGTCCAGATTAAGACTTTGACCCATGTTCTGAGTTGTTGATCTAAATCCTTCTGATTCTGCGCCTGTCGAGAGGTACTGTGCGGGAACCAGACGAGTTATAAGATTGGGATTCTCTTCGTCATAAGAGGTGGCTTCTTCAAGCAGGCTGGCATGAAGTGTTTGTGTATCTGGATAGTTCGAGAATAAGACTATGCAGTCTTCGATATTTTCCTCTTCCATTGGATTTAGAGGATACTGGAGGCCTCTCGAAGATGTTGCATAATTTTCAATCTCAGTATGAAATGAAAACCCAGAGCTGTCGAGAGCAATGTTGTTTCCAGAGAAAGAGCCTGTCGGCTCGTTGAACTTAAAATAGAGCTTAAGGCTTCCGTCTTCTCTTGCTGCAGATCTGTAGTCACTTAATATGTCTGTTTCACTTCTCAAGCTCGTATAAAGTCTGACGTCATCGAGACAGCCGCTAAGTGTGCTCACGGGTTCAAAGAGGTACCCTGCAGCTGTGTGAGATGTACCAGAGCCGATAAGAAGCTGAGCTGAACCGAGATTTATCGACTGGAAGTTGGTGACTCTTGTCTGCTCGCTCTTCTTAAGACCGTTGAAGAAAATTGCTGCAGAAGACTCTGCATTACTCGAGCTTAGAGAAGCTGCGACGTGTACGAACTGATCTTTGGCGATAGAGCTGCTAATGTGAAGTGTTCTAGATCCTGATGTCACCAAGAAGTGGACAGCAGCTGTTGTAGTTGATAGACTCTTTGACAGAAACAGCGTGTAGCCACATCCAGAACCTTGTCTTTGAAAGATGATAGAATTATCATTTGCTTGATCTGGCACAAACAGATGCGTCTGCAGAGTGAGCATGCCATCCTGTGGATCGAGTGCAGGATCTGCGCTAGAATCCTTGGAGTTCTCAAAGAGATATCCAGCTCTATTCTCAACTGCAAGGTAGTTTCCTCCAGCAGAACCTAAAGACGAAGACAGGGAAAGAAATCCCTTGTTCTTGGGAAATCGATCTTTTACGTAGCTCTCAAATCCTGTCAAAGAGTCTTCAAAAGATTCAATCTCTCTCTGAGATCCATCAAAAGGATATTCATTTATAATCTTGTAGAAGGCCTCGTCGACCTTTGACTTTGCGCTGTGAAAGAAAGTGTGATTTTCAAACCGCGACCAGTCAAGGGGTATCTCTTGCGTAGACTTGAGTCCGGTTCCTAGCGGATCATATCTAAATGAAGAGGTTGAAAGAGCATTGGTAGATCCAAGATCTTCGCTGTTTTGACGCTTAACAGGATACCTTGAACGAAGCTGGCGTTCAAGATCAGTTACAAGAGCAGGTCTTCCGCTTGTGGATCTCACTCTACAACCCTAAATGATGCCGCGACATTATTAATGGTCTGCGTAGCACCATTCTTAACTATCTGAAAGTCAAAAGTGTAGTTTCTACCAACTGCTAGTGAAGACATATCTACGTCAAAGAAGCCTGTTGTTGAGTCCATTGAAACTCTCGTTCCTGCTGTATCAAAGGGTATAATGATCTTTGAAGATTCGAGATCTCTGACTCTGTAGTAGACTTGCTCAACAAATATTCCTAGATTCTCTATCGGTAGCTTCTCGAACTTGATTGGTTTTGCCAGGTCCTCAACAAAGACCTTGAATCTAATCGTCTCTGACGAGAGATATGTGCTCTTCATATTGGTAATGTTTATGAAGATTCTACGAGGATCTAGATCAGCAAAGTTTGTCTCTGACCTGTTGATCATCAGAGAACCCGTTAAAAAACCAACAGTTAAATCATTTGAAGACCAGATTACGTCAAAAGAAGCCGAGGTGCTGTTCTTTAGATAGTTGAAAAGAGGTGGATCAAATGAAGAAACAGCAAAAGAAGCGCTGTAAAGACCCGTTGTAAAAAAGTCTGAACCTTTCTTGTGCTGAGAGAAATTGACCGTCTGTTGATAGCTTCCTGAGACTATTCTTACCTTGCCGCAATTAAGACCTGTAAGTCTTGTAGCAGCAGATCCAGAGACGATGTTGGCTGGTACGCCGCGCTCGTAATTTGTCAGGAAGATGCTTCCAGAGACGTTGAACACAAAGTCTCTGGAATGATCGATGACTGAATCATCGTACTTGATGACGAGCTTTGGTCTCTTATCTACAGAAGTAGTGTTCCTTGACGCAAATCGCTTAACGAATCGAGTTTGCGTATCAGTCTCCATTGTTCCACTGAAGGAGATCAAGAAGCCGCAATCAGGAAGATTTCCGGCAAGAGTTCCAGAGACAATATCTGTCACATCAACATCAAGATCTTCAGTTCCTTTTGAGAAAGTCTGTTCAGTGAAAACAAAGCGTGTCCCAAGGCCGTCGAAGAGATTGGCTTTCTCAATAGTGTCAATGCTTGGACTTCCGCATGTTCCAATAGCACCCGCACCCTCAGTATTCCAGACGCTCAGACCAGAGGAGACTGATGCTGTTAGAAAATTACAGACATCTACGTCTCTAAACTCGATAACGTCTCTTCCAATCCCTTCGTCAAATGATTTAGAAAGTGGATAAACAGCGAGCTTAAAGTTTGTTGGGCAAGTCTGACCGCCGTAGATGTCATGCAGCTTTAAATTGACAGAAAAAGTCGAAGAGTTGATGTCAAGAGAAGATCCAGTCAGAGCTCGGAGACTAGCAAGATCAAAGTAAAGAAGAAGTCTACTAAGCTCTATTGGATTTGTTTCACCTAGAACCGTGTTCTCGTCGTACAGCTTAAAGAGATCTAGTGAAGAGGCTCCGCCCGTGTTCGAGTCTTTTGCTCGGATCGAGCTTCCAATGATCTTGTTTGTTATGTACGCGTCTTTTGAAGCATTGATGATCTTGTACATTAGAATGCACTCCCGATGATGTTGTTTGACGGGAACTTGATCTCAAAAATCCCGCCCTTGGGAGGAATTATGACGCCCTTCTTTGTGTTAGACGTCATGTCATAGATGTATGAGGAGTATTGCAGCTCATCTATGGTACCCGACAGCCCAGTAAAGACGAGCTTTCCTATCCCGATGACACCAGGCTCAGACAAAATGATGTTCTGTATGTCTGCAACTATGATCGGCTGATTGATGTAGAAGTTTGTGATGCTAAAGAAGCTGGTGAGCTTTGAATTTATCTGAGATATGACAAGAGGCTTGTCGTAGTCTCTCGAGACAGAGACCGAGTATTCAATCTTAAAGTTGACAACAGGTGCATCCAGTATGTCGTAGGCATCACTGATGACTCTAAACTCGTTGATGTACTTCGAGATGTTGCGCTTTGTTGTATCCGGTGAGGTCACAAGCTTTCCAGATGCATCTCTAGAGACAACATAGACGATGGTTGACAAAGGATTGACAGGATTTTGAGTTACACCAACTCTAAAGACTCTACCAAAGTTGGTAGGCATGCTGTAGATGCGGGCAACAAGATCTTCTTTGCTCACTATTCTTGACTGAGAGTTCCTGTAGAGGAAGGCAAGAGACCTTACCTCGTCAATTGTAGGTGCATCAGATCCTCCAGCAGCCGAAAGAACATTGCCGCATGCAGCGCTTGCTCTTATCGTTGCTACAGCTGAAGCTGGGACGACTGATGAGAACTGAGTTTGTAGAGAGAGTACTCGATTAATAGTCTGCGATGCAACGTTGTTATTTCCGCCGCCGCCGGCGCGGTATCTAACAATGAGTGTGGTATTCTCTGGAGACACACCGAGAGTTCTTGTGCTCAGTAGCTCATTCGGATCGATAGCTGTGTAGGAGAAAGTCTTTCTGTCTCCAAACAAGGGAAGAGAAAAATCTGCCGGATCTGCAATAACATCCTGATCCAGCGACTGAGAATTGCCAGCGCCAAAGACGAGGCTCGTTAAGCCAGTCGTAACGTCTGTTGTGACAATGAATCGGTAAGGTGCACTAACAACCGAGATTGAGTCTTCAACCTCGTCGCTGTCATCGAACAAGTTTGAATCTCTAATGTAGACAGTGTCGTGAGTCAAAGATTCAACCTCGTAGTAGTCATTTCCATTCGTATCAGAGACCGACAGGATTTGGCTCACATTGGGTTGTGCAAGTGCAATTGTAAGGAATGACTGCCTATCGGAGACAACCAGCGATTCTTGGTAAGTTCTTCCCGAGGTGCAGACTCCTGAAGCTTTCACTGCGTAGGTCTTCGGCGTAGTGTCTGGATTTCTCTCTAGCACTCTGTATTCAGCAATAAGCTCACCATCGGCGTCTTGCTTAGAGAAGTCAATGTCTTCAGAGAGCTCAAATATTACACCGCTATCAGACTGAACTGAAGTTCCTGCTTTGATTACGGGAAGGTAGGTTCTTCTAGGTCTAAAAGTTCCATCTGATAAAGTTTCAGACTGTATCGTGAGGTAGAAATCAACAGTGCAGAAAGCCGGAGCAGCGCCTCTAATCTTGTATCCTGTCTGCCGCACAAGCCGCTGAATGTTTGCAGCATCCTTGGCGGTCTCAAGATTAAGCTCCTTGAACTGGTGATCGAGGTAGAAGCTTGTAATATCAGATGTATAAGCTGCAAGATCGATGAACATTGAAGCTACAGAGGGCTCCGTAAAGTCCTTTATGTAGTCGCCATAGTAGAAAGAAGCGTAGTTGACAAGCTCCTGTCGTAGAGATGCAAAGTCTCTGTTAAGATAGTCTCTCTCTTGCTGTGTTTTTGCTCTCTTTCTGTTGTTTGTCGTCATCCTGCCACCGTTAGATTAATTTGAATCTTTCTTCCGTTGATGCCAGCCTGGACATAGGAGAAAGTGATGATGAAGTCGAATGAAGCCAAGGATTTACCTCTAGACGGACTATTCAAGGCTGCCACATTGTCTATCTGGACACCTGGCATATACTTCTTGACGGCTGCTTTGATCCTGTCTTCAACTGCCTGTGTCATGTTTGCTATCGGAATAGACTCAGTCAAAAGCTCAACGAGATTGGCGCCAAAGTCGTAGAGACCAAGACGCTCTCCGTAGTTGGTCAAGATCAGGTTTCGAAGGTTATCACTAATCTGATCTTCGATCGTCGTGTTCATCAGGTAGGGAGTTGACACAGAGTTTCCTCCTAGGGACATCGGTGTCTTGATGCCCACGGGAACTACTGGAAACTGGAAGCTCGCCGGCTTCTCAACGACGAACTTCGTTCCTGATGACTTGAAGTTTCTGGCCACGGTGCTACTTATGGGACAGGCAAAGTCGGTCCAGGATTAGCTTCCGACAATCTTTTGAGACTTTATTGAAATCATTGCGCTTTCAATATTTGCAAGATCAGTTCCAATATCTGTTGCAACTGCGCCTAGAGCTCCGGAACCAGGTGTTGTTGTTGTTATCAAAGAAATAGCTGTCTGGAGAGCTCCCAAGATTCCCTCTATTCCGTCTACGACTTTTCTAAACTCATCGTATCTCAAATACGGCTGGTCACTACCTGGTCCGTTTAGATAGACCTTGCCAGATGCTGCAGGAGTCACATAGATGTCACCATTGCTGTTCAATACAACTGAGCAGCCGTTTGATCCCTCGACGCTAACCGCAACGTCAGACCTAGCAATTACTCTGATCTTGTCAGACTTCGAGACGATGCTGGGCGAAAAAGTCTGCGAGACGGTGCCGCGTGGTAGCGAAGTCTGGAACAGACCGTCAGCATCCATGCCGTGAGAGACCACAATTCGAGAAGCATCCGTTGCGATGCTAGGCTCACCTTCGTTCGGATTAAGAAATTCTCTGCTAGCAACAGGTGGGATCTGGTCGCTAAGAACTGTAACTCCTGTGTCGACTATTCTTCCGCGGCCTGCAGAGATATCAACATATCCGGCCTCTGTCTGGATTCCTCCGCCGAAGTTGTTTCCCTGGACTATGACTGTATTGTTGCTGCCCTGGAGAACAAACTCGCTGCACTTGCCACTGTAGACAGGAACTGGCTCGTACAAGACTTCTTTTCCTGCATTCGAGTTCTTCTTTATGCCGTCAAACGTCAGCCCAGCCGGGAGCATAGACAGCGTTAGATCTGCTTCATTTCCAAGAGATTGTGCTTGGCCTGCAGAAAGATCGGGACCTGCACCGGTCCAGGCTGTTTTTGGACTTACAGCTGCATCAGAGACTTTCTTTGCCTTGTTTGCGTTTGAAGCTTTTGTGTAGTTGACATCTTCATATCCGAAGTCTGCAACACGCCTAGACATCCAGTAGTGAATTCTTCCGTATTCAAAGTACCAGACGTACTCACCTGGCTTGACT